CCCGCCGCCACCTATTCGGTGATCGTCGTCGCGCTGACCCAGCTCGGCTATATGCAGTCCACCCTGCCCGGCGGGATCGCGACGACGCAGAACGTGGCGTCGGCCGACGGCAGCACCTTCGCGCTCAATGGCGGCGCCTCCAACAAATCGGCGGCGGCGACGCAGGCGGCGACGCTCGGCCAGACGCTGTTCGCGACGGTGGCGCCGGTCACCGGGGCGGTCGCCTATGCCTGGTATGTCGGCACCGCGGGCAACGAGACGCTCCAGGCGATCACCACGATCAACTCGGCGAGCTTTGCGGCACCGCTCACCGCCGGGCGCCAGGCGGCGAGCCTGATCGCGGCGGATTATTCCAGCAACAGCGGGCTCGCCTTCGACGGGCTGCTGACCACCGCCTTCATGAATGCCGGCAGCAACGGCTATTTCGCCTGCCTGCCCTCGGGCACCGCCGGCACCGGCACGCAGCTCACCGCATCGGGCATCGGATCGGTCACCGAGATCGATACGATGCTCAAGAGCATGTGGGACAATTATAGGATCAGCCCGACGGTGATCTATGTCAGCTCGCAGGAGCTGAAATCGATCACCAAGCTGGTTCTGTCCAACGCCAGCTCGCCTCTTTTGAAATATGAGGCGCAGGCCGATGGCGGCGACGGCTATCGCCTGACCGCGAACGGCGCGGTCGCCTTCTACTTCAACCCCTACACGCCCGATGGCGGCACCAAGATCCCGGTGAAGATCCACCCCAATCTGGCGCCGGGCACGATCCTGGCCTGGGCCGAGAAACTCCCGGCCTGGTACGTCTCGAACGAGACGCCGCTGGTCGCCGAGATGCTGACGCGCAAGGATTATTACACGCAGATGTGGCCCAAGGTGACGCGCCAGCAGGATTATGGCGTCTACGCGCAGGAAGCGCTGGCGGTCTACGCGCCGTTCGCCGCGGGCGTCATCACCAACATCGCCCCCACCCCGTAATCGGCCCCTCCCCTGCCGATGACCTCGCGGCCCTGGCCTAACGCCGGGGCCGCTCCTTTTTCCGGGAGCATGACATGAGCAACACGCAAGCGCGCCTGGCGCCCGATATCGTCGGCGGCCTGATCGACGGCGGCGCGTCGGTGCCGATGCATCACCCCGATGGCGGGTGCTGCGATCTGTACGGGACCGATACGGACGGGCGGCTGATCGTCCCCGCGATCGAGGTGCCGGCGATGATCGAGCACGGCTTTCTCGTGGCGGGAGACGCCGCATGATCCGCTTCATCGCCCCGCCGCATGTGAGCATGGCGTTCCTTTCGACCGGGCCGGTGGCCGTGATCGACGGCGCGCTCGCACTGCCGGACGATCCGTCGCCGGGCGACCGCGCCGGGCTGGCCGCCGGCGGCTTCGTGCCGGCACCGGCCGGAAAGGCCAAAGCGCCCGCCCAGCAGAAAGGCGACTGAGCCATGGCGCTTGCCGACCTCACGACCGTCGCGGCGGTCAGGGCCTATGGCGGCATCGATGGCGACGACGCGGTGATCGCCGCGCTCGTCACCGCCGCCTCGGCCTGGATCCGATCGTGGCTCAACCGCGACATCACCACCGCCGATTACGACATCCGGCGATCGGGCCAAGGCACCGCGGCACTGCTGGTACCGCATTATCCGATCCGCACCGTCATTTTGCTCGAGGTGGATGGCCGCGCGATCCCGGCACAGACGGGCTGGGGCCAGGCGGGCTACCATCATGACGAGCGCCAGATCGTGCTGGTGGGACATGCCTACACGCGCGGCATCGCCAATGTGCGCATCCAGTATCGTGCGGGCTATGACGCGGTGCCGGCGGATATCGCGCAGGCGGCCAACGAGCTGGTGACGTTGCGCTACAGGATGCGCGACAAGGCCGAATGGTCGTCCAAATCGCTGGCGGGCGAGACGGTATCGCTGGTGCAGAAGGACATGCCGGCGTCGGTCGCAACCGTGCTGCAGGCCTGGCAGCGCGTGGCGGCGTTATGATCGACCTGGCAGTGGTGGGCGGCGCGGACGTCGCGCGCACGCTCGATCGGCTGGCGCCGCGGCTGACGCAGGAATTGGGGGCCGGCATGAGCACGCTCGGCGCCCGGCTGGTGCAGGCGATCCGGCAGGACAAGCTCTCCGGGCAGGTGCTGAAAAGCCGGACCGGGCGGCTGCGGCAATCGATCGCAATGGTGGCGGACGGCGATGGCGCGACCTTGTCCGTCGGCGTGGTGGCGCCGGGCGGCTATGCGGCCGCGCACGAATTCGGCTTTCGCGGCACGGTTACTGTCCGCCAGCATCTCCGCCAGATCCGGCAGGCGTTCGGCCGGCCGATCGCACCGCGGACGATTGCGGTGAAGGCGCATCCAATCCGGATCGACCTGCCCGCGCGATCCTTCCTGCGATCGGCCCTGCGCGACCTCGACGCATCGGGCGCGATCCGTGCCGAGATCGCCGCCGCAATCGGGAGGGCGGGATCATGAACCGCGAGGCGATCTATGCTGCCTTGTTCGCGCTCGTCGCCTCGGCACCGGGGCTCGTTACGGCATCGCGCAAGCTCCGGCACTGGTCCGATGTCCCCGCCGGCAAGCGGCCCGCTCTGTTCCAGACGCAGGGCCGCGAGACGGTGGTGACCACCGCCGCGAACGGGCTGCCGGCGCGCTGGATGATCGAGGCGACGCTCTATCTCTACGTCTCGAGCACAAGCGCGACATCTCCCGGCGAAGTGCTGAACCCGATCCTCGACGCGATCGCGGCCAAGCTCGATCCCGGCCCGGCCGGCGCGCCGCAGACGCTGGGCGGGCTGGTCCATTATGCCCGCATCGAAGGCGCGATCGAAACCTCCGAAGGCACTTTGGGCGACGACGAGGTCGCGCTGATCCCGGTGCGTATCCTGACGATCTGAGCCGCCATTCGGGGACAGCCCGACACCGCTCTTCCCCATTTCCAACACCCCGGTCCGCTGCGCGCGGCCTTATCCAGGAGTATCCCCATGCAAACCGCATTCGGCGCGGGCAGCCTGATCGGCACCGCCACCACCGACGCCTACGGCAACGCGCTTGCCGCCCCCACGCCGGTTCAGTTCGGCGTGCTGCAGAATGTCAGCCTCGACATGAGCTTCGACACCAAGGAGCTTTACGGCCAGAACCAGTTTCCGGTCGCGGTCGGCCGCGGCAAGGGCAAGATCGGCGGCAAGGCATCGTTCGCGCAGATCAACGGCATGCTGCTGAACAGCCTGTTCTTCGGCCAGACCATGACCGCCGGCACGATCAGCGACGTGATCAACCCGCCCGCCGCCGCCATCCCCGCGACGCCGTTCGCGGTGACGCCGACCATTCCGGGATCGGGCACCTGGGCGAACGACCTCGGCGTCACCGATACCGCCGGCGTGCCTTATGTGCGCGTGGTCTCCGGCCCGACGGCGGGGCAATATAGCGTCGCGGCCGGCGTCTATACCTTCTCCGCCGCCGACACCGGCAAGAGCGTGGTGATCAGCTTCCAGTACACCGCCACGTCGACCACCAGCCGCAAGATAACGGTCGCCAACGTACCCATGGGCTATGCACCGACCTTCCGCATCGATTTCTTCGTCGCGCAGAACGGCAAGCCGCTGATCGTCAGCGCCAATTCGTGCCTGTCGACCAAGCTGTCACTGGCGACCAAGCAGGATGATTTCCTGCTGCCCGATTTCGAGTTCAGCATCTTCGCCGATCCCTCGGGCAATGTGCTGACGATCGGCACCGGCGAATGAGAATCGCCATCACCCTGCTAGGGCGCGCGTTCGAACTCGCGCCCTACAAGCTCGGCCAGATGATCGAGGCGGCGCCGATCCTGGACGCGCAGCAGGCGCGTAGCGCGGCGATCGCCGAGCGGGCGGGCGTGACCTTCCTGCCGACGGATCCGGCCGACGAGCGACTCGCCAAATCCGCGCGGATCACGGCGGCGATGACGACCGCCGAAGCGCTGGCCGAAGCGGCGGATGCGATCCGCATCCTCCATATCGGGATCGCGCGGATCGACCCTGCGATCACCGTCCAGCATCTGCTGGACGGGGTCGAGGCGTCGGCGGAGGGCATCGGTACGATCATCGCGGCGATGTTCGCGGTGCTGGGCCATAGCGGCCTGATCCAGGGGGAAGCGGCGGCTCCCGCTCCGGAAACGGACGGGACGGGAGCCTAGAAGAGCAACTCCGCGCCGTCCTGTTCGAGCTGGTCGCAGCGGGCGTCGAGGGCGGATCGAAGCGGGCGATCCTGGCGGACTGGGATCTTCGCGACGTGACCGCGTTGCGCGATCATTGGTCTGAATACGGCCCGCCGGTCCATATCGCGCTGGCGGCCTTTGCCGGCGGCTGGGGCATGACGTTGACCACGGCAACGCCGGCATCGACCATTCCCGCCGATCCGCTCCAGGGGCTCGGCGATTTGCCCCTGACCAGATTGGACCAGCCACGATTGGGGCTGCCGACAGCCTTGCCCGAGTAAGATGAGGTGCAGATGGCCGACCAGCAGATCGACGTGAAAATCGTCGCCGATGCCTCCAGCGTCAAGCCGCAGACAGACCAGGTCGCCCATTCGCTCGCCGCCGTCGGCGACGCGGCAGCCGACACCTCCGGGGGCGTCGCGTCGCTCGCCGCGGAAATTCGCCAGGCGATCGGCGAGGTGGTGGCTTTGCGGCAGTCGGTCGCCGAAGCGACGCCGGCCCTTGCGGGCACCGGTGCCTCCGCCAGCCAGTCCAAGGAGGCTCTGGCCAGCCTGGTGTCGGAGTTGAGCGGCGTGGCGTCGTCCTTTGCCGATGGCGTCAATCCCATGGCGATATTTGCGCAACATGGGATCCAGACAATTGCGGCGATTGCCGGCCTGACCAGAGGCGGCGCCGGTCTGGCGGCCTTCCTGGGCGGGCCATGGGGCGCGGCATTGACGGCGGCCGCGTCGATCGCGGCGAATTTCGCGATCCAGCTATGGGACAGCGAGGGTGCGGGCAACGCGGCTGCGCGGGGGTACGACGCGGCGAAAGGGGCGGCGGACAATTATGCGATAGCTGTCCGAAACCTGTCGAACGTCAGGCAGTCTGATGTCGCGACATTGATGACCGAAATCTCGAAGCGCACCTACGAGATCGGCAAGCTCCGCAACGATATAGCCACCTCGCCCGGGACTCGGGCCGGCGCTCAGGAGCGCCAGGCCGCACAGCGGCAGATCGATGAACTGGCCTCGCTGAACGAGCGCGATCAGATGTTGATCAAG